GTCGTTGTAAATTAAAGTGGCATTGCCACAATAATTGCAACAATTGCCAGGAAATAGTTTTCCAAGACAGCCAGTATATTTATACACTCCTGACTGTCCTAGAGTGTGTTGCTTTAACCTAAAGCTTAGGGAATATTCGCTAATATTCAAAGTCAACCTTATAGAAAACCTCCGAAATAGATGCCTGGTGCTTTAAAGACATCTGTAACGTAGGGTCCATATTTTTTATCGATATAAAAAGGCACGGCCATCGTATGATGACCAAACCTTGACTCATCAGTTAACCCAAAAATAAAATTACTTTTAAATTGGATCTCTTGCTCGTCGGTGTTAGTGTATCGAATATAAAGGGAACCGAAATCGTTGGTTGAATACGACTCGGGGTAGATAGGTGGTTGCGCGTAATATTTCATAGGCGAACCCATAAATTTGTATAAGGTTACGTCAGGGATAGTAAACTCAAACAACCTAATATTATCGTCGATAGCCGGTATCTCAACAAAATTTAATGGAGTTAAAAATGTTGGGAGCGGTACTGGTTCTATCATAGAAGGATTAACTGGAGAACCGATTACTGTTGCGGTCCCATCAAAGTCCATGTTCGGTGGAACATAAAATATGGTGGTTTGCACATTGGTCGGAAATCCGGTTTTATTGAAAGCTTGCAAAGCAAGTTGAAACTTAAAACCAACCGATTTACTATAATACATACGAGAAATATGCGTTATAGGAGTCGAGGCGTCAGCTACATCTTGCGTATATGCAGTTTCTCCAATGAATCTATTTAATGGAACAATATTATCGAAAATAGCATTAGGTTGCAGAGCTATACCAACCGAGGCCTTAGTCTTATACATTCTACGAATGAGATTTCTGATATCAACATTTTTAAATAAACGTTCAGTATGAAGAGAGACTCCAACTTTATCGTCTTTTGAAATGCTAGTATCTTGGGGTTGTGATCTGTTCATTACTTCAATTTTTGATTGTGGGGAAAAAACTGGTTCTGACATGGGTATATTAACAGGGATTAAAGGAAAGGCGGCTGGAATTAAATCTTTCACGGGATATCCGTAAAAAGACAAAGAATCAGTACCTTTAATATATACGTTAAATTCTATAGTTGTTGGTGAACCATCGGAATTGGCCAATGGTTGTGCTACATATATATAATATAATCCGTGAAATAAAGCTTCAAAATTCAAATTTTCCGAACATGGTGTTAAATCATTTCTACATAAATATGGTAGTGAAATCACGTGCTCTTGACCTCCTCCGGTATAAGTTAATAATGCCGAAGGAGCGTTCGCTATGCTCTCATAAGTTGGTGAATTACTTAAACAGTCAATTGTCGGATTATACATTTTCAGTACTCTCAAACGAACGTTCTGCTTATTATTCATTACGGATTCTATGATTATTTCGAGATCACCTCTCCAAGCACGATGCAAAGAATGCATTAGCTCTAAATTGTTAGCACAATATAATTGGTAACTGGATAGGGAAATTCCTCCTTGTTGGGGAGAAATTGGCCTAATCCACTTTAAAGTTCCGATAGGGTCGGTGTCCTTGACAACAAAACTACCAATAAACTGACGTTTATTAGTAACATATGATGTTGCCATTTCGTCGACTTCTGAGCCAAAAAGCGGAGATTGCATTATCCGATCAAATTGTGTGTATGGGTCTAATTTCTCAAAAAACTGGGGAGCGTCTGATGTATTGGGAAGATTTCTAGATATAATAATATCTCTCTCAGCTAGAGTTGGTATATTGGGGTTATGCAATCCTATAAAGGAAAACAATGAATTGGCTGCTTTATCGATAAAGTCACCGGCGAAAGATTTCACTGGTGAAACTAAGGAATTCTTCAAACCGGTCATTGCTTTTCCAAAAGAGGACTGTGGTACCCATTTAACAAATCTAGGAGTAGGTACTACTACGTCCAGAGCTCTAAATACAGCTTCAATAGTCAATACGAGTGAATTAGAAGAGCCCGATGATGGTGATAACGGGTTCATAACAATTAAGAGTAAGGTGCCATAATTTCCGTTTTCGGGAGTAATATCCAAAGTGGTCGTAACAGAAGTATCCATTTCCAACGTTGCTAAATCCGAATTGCAATACCAAGGAACTGGTAAAGTAATAGATGTTGCTTCGTTGGCATGTAAAAAACCGTGTGGACCAGTTAATGCGTGATTGATATACTCCTTCCCGAATACGGGGTTCGATGATGGGGGTAAAGGTGGTAATATTGCCGCTAATATCTTTCCGGCGTGAGTTATAGTTCCAGCTAACGTGATGTTTAGTTCTAAATTAGCCTTATACAAGGACCCAATCTTCATTGCGTTTAACAATGATTGATTAGATCTTATAACGTCACCGGGAAGATTCTTGATTGGTGTTGAGAGAATCGAATATCTTGGTGAGGACGTGGAGAATTGAGCGTAACCTGCGAAGAAAGGTCTTTCTACGAAGGGTTTCACATCAACTCTATATGCTTCCGGTATGTCTGCTTGAGTGTATATGTTGTTTGCTATGGAATCGGCTACGTGTATTTCGTTAGATGAAATGGTTGCTACTGTAGTTGATAGATTTTCTGAATCAGTTTTATAATCTGATTCTGATTTATTCATAAATTTGGTGTCAATGTCTTTTGGTTGATGATCTGTAGTAATTGATGTTACATTCCTACATTACTAAATGGGAAATAGCTCTAAATATAATTAATACAACGTAGCGTTTTCTGAGCGAAAAACTTATAACTCAAATTGTATCAAAGTTTTTAATTTTCTAAAAAATAATAAAATAATGATTTGTTTGTTTTTGCCTAGACTCTAGGCGGAGGTATTTTTAACGTAAAAAAATACAACGTATAATGTATTTAATAATATATTTTAAACCCTAGACTCTAGGGGAGAGGTATTTTTAACGTATAAAAAATACAACGTTTGTTTGCAAAAATGGTATTATATTTTCGAGTAATCATACTTACCCAACATTTCTAATACCTGAATATAACCCTCTGGTGAAGAGAGGATTCTAATCACTTCTTGTTCGGTAAATAATTCATGATCATATCCTAATTCCTTACGGAACAATTCAGTGATCATATTAAAGAGTTGTGGAGAATGCAAATATGACTCTACTTGTGCAGCGCGCATTTTACCATTCATTGCTGAATAATAATCTGTGTTCTGACTAATCCATTGTGGTATATTAATTATCGTGTTAATTGAAAGAGGGCCAACCCACTTTCTCAAAACATAATGATATCTAAAATGCCTTTTTAAGTAAGTCAATTTTTCTAATGATTGTGATTGTTTGGTTATTTCGCTTTTGTCGCCGTTGGTACATTTCATACCTAAAGTTTCAAAAACTTCTTTATATGTTAATAAATTTACATAAGGTGCAAGATGCTCGGGAACTCCAAAAACCTTATCATCGCCTGTAACTTCCGAATAAATTTCGGAAAACAAAGCAACGGTAGGTCTCGGGTGATTCCGATACAAAACTAATGCATCGAGAGCCTTATTATATAAACTATTTAACAATAAAGTTAACCAGGTGCCTGATGGTAATCCGTGAGTAGTTGCGTATAACTCGTCCGATATTAGAACATATGTACGACAAATCGAGATAATTATTTCTTCCGTTAAGAATCCATAATCACCGTCGTATTGTTCGAGCATAACCTCTAATATGGCTTCCATTATAATAGCTAATAAAGTTCCGTCCCAAAAACCTGCGTCTAAATCGCCGGTAATGAAACATTTCTTTAAACGTTTATAAACTCTATCCATATCGATATAAGGGTTAAATCCATAACCTAGCCCCGATTCAATACGGTTATCTTTCATAAACTTAGCTAAATTTCCGAAAATTTTCTTGGTAAACCAAATATTTGTTATTGGCATTACTCTGATGGTGCGTGGTTTTTCTCTTTTTGATTCGTTGCGTAATTCATCGACCTTAAAGACCTCTTTAGTTAAGAAATCCTTAAAATCAATTTTTCCACTACGAACCCTTTCTTCATATTGTTGTATTTCCTCTCGAAAAGCGGGTTTTATGATTTTGTTTTCAAAATCAAAATAATCGCTCTTCGCGGGGTGTCCATATCCGTTCGATGAATCCTTATTAATTTTTGACATTTCTAAGGATCCAAAAGCTGCTTCTTCATCGGTTAGATCTTTATATTTAGTTTTTGGCATGAGAGTTCTAATGCAATCTTTTATGAATTTTAGTTCGTCTAAAGAGACTTCCCCTTGATTCATAAAAGACTTCTTAGATATCTCTTTTAATTTGTCGTTTGGATGTTTTATTATAGGTGGACCTCTCTTGTCGATCACGGGATCGATTACGATTGGCTCGTCTAATTCTCTGATTTGTTGTGTTAAATTTTTCATGTCTATTGAATGTTCTATATGGAAAATGGTTGGAACGATTTTAGTCTTTCCGTTAACGTAAGAGGTTTCGATCTCGTTTTTAGGGTAAACTAATCTAGTTCCCGAAAAATTTGATTTAACTCTACTGTCAACTTCTAAACTCATCGTTCTAACATAAAATAATTCTTCTCTAATTTGTTCTGCTACTGTGGTTGAAGGTATTGCGCAAAAGCCTCTAGAAACACTATCTCCCGCTACGTGAACGGCTATAATGTCTCCATCGCTATTGATGATAAATGATCCGCATAAACCTTCAGCTTCTATTGGTGTAAAAAGTCCTGATGATAACCCGTGTGAGTATTTTTCCTTCCTTGTGTATCCTGTATATTCGACTACAATATCGTTTAAGAACGTATTCTTATCAAATATTAAATCGAATTTACCTAATGATGTATGTAAAATAAGTAATGGTGTAATTTTTCTAGTTTTAAAGATGGGTTTGCAAACGGGATAAAAAGCATGAATATTAATAAATTCGCATACCCTGAGATCACATGATGGGTATACACTAATTGTTTTAAATCTAATGTTTTCTATTTCGGCATGTTTATTTTCAAAATGTTCATGAGTGTTGTAAACAGAAATAAAACCTGATTCACATAAATGTGAATTGGTTAAAAATCTGTTTCCTGAGACGATTATGTGTGTGGATGTTCGATGTTGATCCCCGTCGTATATTCTGGCAAATTTAATAAATTTTGCCATAGTATTATCGACGTGGGTTTGCGGTACAAATTGATGTTCTTTATATAAATTAATTTTGCGTTTAATACTAAAATCGTCTTCCGAAATATGTTT